ACATTGAGTACATCAGTGACGCTGACATTGCCTACGCAACTGCCTGCGAGAACCAAGTTACCTATGGTGAAGGCTACATTCGGGTACTGACTGAGTACTGCGACGAGAACAGCTTTGACCAAGAACTCAAGATAGGTCGTATCCGCAACTCATTCTCGGTCTACATGGACCCCGCCATCCAAGACCCATGCGGCGCGGATGCCCGGTGGTGCTTTGTTACTGACGATGTGCCCAAAGACGAGTACGAGCGCCTGTACCCAGACGCTGCGCCTATCAGTAGTTTGTTGTCCCTTGGGATTGGCGACCAAGACCTACAGCAATGGCTGCGCGATGACACAGTGCGGATTGCGGAGTACTTTTATCGGGAGTACAAGGCCGAGACACTGAACCTATACCCCAACAACATTACGGCGTTCAACAACACGCCTGATGACAAGCAACTCAAGATGCTTTACGGCAAGCCGTTAAAGACTCGGATTTCGCAGCGGGAAAAGGTTTGCTGGGTCAAGACCAACGGCTACGAGGTGCTGGAGAAGCGCGATTGGGCGGGTAAGTACATTCCCATCGTGCGGGTGGTGGGCAATGAGTTTGAGGTCAACGGACAGATTTATGTCTCTGGCTTGGTGCGAAACGCCAAGGATGCCCAGCGGATGTACAACTACTGGGTAAGCCAAGAAGCAGAGATGCTGGCCCTAGCGCCCAAGGCTCCGTTCATTGGCTACGGTGGGCAGTTTGAAGGGTACGAAACCCAGTGGAAGACCGCCAACACCACCAACTGGCCCTACCTTGAGGTCAACCCAGATGTGACTGATGGTGCTGGCGCTACCCTGCCACTGCCCCAACGTGCCCAGCCCCCGATGGCCTCTAGTGGCCTTTTGCAAGCCAAATCGGGGGCATCTGAGGACATTAAGGCGGCAACTGGACAGTACAACGCTAGTCTGGGCATGGGTGGGAACGAGCGCAGCGGCAAGGCTATCCTAGCCCGTCAGCGCGAGGGTGACGTTGGAACCTACCACTATGTAGACAACCTAGCCCGTGCCATACGCTACGTGACCCGGCAACTGCTGGACATGATTCCCAAAATCTACGACACCCAGCGTATTGCCCGAATCATTGGTGAAGACGGCGATACTGAGATGGCAAAGATTGACCCGTCCCAAGAGATGCCGGTCAAGCGGATCGTCAATCAAGAAGGCATTGAGATTGACAAAATCTACAACCCCAATGTTGGCAAGTACGATGTGGTGGTGACAACCGGCCCAAGCTACAGCACTCGGCGGCAAGAGACACGGGAAGAAATGGCCCAACTGCTGCAAGGCAACCCGGCGCTCATGCAGATCGCAGGCGACTTGTTTGTTAAAGCGATGGATTGGCCTGGGGCAGATGAGTTGGCTAAACGGCTGGCTAAGACCATTGACCCCAAACTGTTGAGCGACGATGAAGACCCGGCCCTGCAAGCTGCCAATATGCAGATGCAGGCAATGGGGCAGGAGATGCAACAGATGCAAGAAATGCTGCTAAACGTCCAGCAATCAATGGAAGCGCAAGAGTTGGAAATCAAACGGTTTGACTCTGAGGTCAAAGCCTACGATGTAGAAACCAAACGCATGACGGCGGTGGCTGCTGCCATGACGCCTGACCAGATACAAGAGATCGTCCTAGGTACTGTGCAAGGCATGATAACCAGCGGTGATCTGATGAGTTCGATGCCGATGGAGCCAATGATGGGCCAAGACCAGATGGGCCAAATGATGCCACCTGAAATGATGCCGCCACCAAACCAAGGTATGTAACATGACATCCCTATCCCCCACGCCCAAGCTGCAATTCTTTGATGCCAACGGCGCACCTCTGGCTGGTGGGCTGCTGTATACCTACGAGGCTGGCTCGACTACACCACTAGCCACTTACACCGACAGCACTGGCGTCAGCGCCAATACTAACCCCATCGTCTTGGACAGCCGTGGAGAGGCCAACGTGTGGCTGGAAGGTGCAATATACAAGTTTGCCCTGTACACCAGCGCAGGCGTGTTGATCTGGACGGTAGACAACATCAACGGCAGCACCTTTGCCTCTAATGCTACGGGTGATGGAACAACAACTGCTTTCTCGGTGGTTAACGGGTTTACCGCCATCTACATTAACGGCGTGTATCAGAACCGCAATACCTATACAGTGACTAGCGGTACGGTGACATTTAGCCAAGCACCGCCTATTACATCTATTATTGAATTTGTGTTCTAAGGAGAACAGAATGTTAAAAACAGTCACCAATATCATTAACGCCAGCCAGATCACAGGCGTTCTACCAGTTGTCAACGGCGGCACAGGCGTTACTACCAGCACAGGTACTGGCAATACCGTCTTATCTGCTGCGCCTACGCTGTCTGGTAACGTAAACCTATCCACAGGCAACCTAGTCATCGGCACAGCAGGCAAAGGCATTGACTTTTCTGCCGACCCATCTGCTGCTGGCATGACCAGCGAGTTGTTTGATGACTATGAAGAAGGGACTTGGACTCCAAACCAAGGTGCTGGATTGGTTGTCACAGGCGCATTTAGCTCTACTGGAACATACACAAAAATTGGTAGACAAGTAACTGTAAGTGGTTCTGTGTCTGGCGCAACTAGTATTTCTGTTAGTGCTATTGGTGTCATTTGTTCAAATTTGCCATTTACTGTTACTACACAAAACACAGTTGGTTCAGCCCTTGCAAATTGGACAGGCGTTACAAATTGTTTAGCTGCAGCTACTAGCACAGATTTATATTCAGGCGGCAGTTTATCAACAACAAATAGTATTATTTTTACAGTAACTTACTTTGTTTAATTAGGAACAACCATGTCACTTACAAAAGTTTCATATTCAATGATTCAAGGTGCGCCTGTTAATGTCCTTGATTTTGGCGCAGTTGGTGATGGGGTTGCAGATGATACAGCGGCTATACAGGCAGCGATTGATTACGTTGGGTCAATACATGGAACTTTAATTATTCCAGCAGGGTTGTATAAAACAACTGCCACCTTATACATTGACCAAAGCGAGTTTATGTTATTTGGCACAGGAGCTATCAATACTGGCGTTGGTGCATCAAGAGGTTTGTCTGGCGATAAAACAACAGGTTCAGTTATTCAATACACAGGTACAGCATGTGCGCTGCAAGTTAGTAATTCACGTTCAGCAAACCCGTTGACAGATGGCACAAACCCTGGCTTTATTTTTAACATTCAAATACACAATTTACGCATTGAAGTCCCTGCTAACTGCGTTAACGGTATGTTGGTGTTTCAAGCAGCAGGGGGATACTTTTTTAACATTTCAATTTGGGGTAGTCAATCAACTGGTGGCGTTGCGGCGGGTACAACTTTACTTACGATTAGAGCTGGCATCAATAACATTTTTGAAAAAATTGATTGTTTAGGCATTGGTAGATACACAACAGCGGTTCCTGATTACAATTATTACGTTAATTTTGGCGTACAGCTAACACTTGGTTATGCTAATGACTTAGCAACCACAACTATTTTTAGACGTTGTTATTTTCATTATTGCAATATTGGTGTAAACCTTTCCTACATATTTGAATTTGAAGATTGTATATTTGAGTCTTGTAAACAAGGTATTGTTTGTTTATCAGATATAACATCTAATTTTGAAAGATGTTGGTGGGAAGCAAATATTACTTCAGACATTGTTTTTAATAATAGTATTGTTTCGCTAAAAGATTGCAGAATTAACGCCAATGCCCGACAACAATTTTTTTCAACAGGCGGCGGCGTTCAAAGATTACAGTTTGACAATGTGTATTTTAGTACATCAAATGCAGCACCATTTATTTTTGGAACAAACCCTTCTGGCGAAAATATATTTTCCACAATAACATCTGAAGAAATTATTCTTTTTAACAATTGCAGTTTTCCAAGCAATACGCAAATGGGATTTATTTACAACAGCGATACTGTAAATAAAATACAAATTCAGAATATGCCAGAAAACGTTTTGCGGTTTAAAGCCGCTGCTGTTGGCGCATCAAGCACAGTTACATTGACACCTGATAGCGGTACTGGCGGCTATACAATGGGCAGAAAAGGTCATATTGTTGGTATGACAATATATGGTAGTGTTGCAATTAGTGCTGGATTTTTAAACGTGGCGATAAAAAAGAACGGGACTAATATTGCTGATATTTCTTCACCAACATTAGGTTCTGTAACGGCATTGCCGTTTAAGCGAGGCTTTACGCCATTCTTTGCAAAAGTTGCGCAAAATGATATTTTGACTGCGGCGATAAACACAGATGCGGCTTGGTCGCCTAGCAATGATATTTGTTTAGAACTTGTATACGCAACTGGCCCAAGTGGCGAAGTTTAATAAAAGTAAACCTTTTAATTTCAACCGGAGTTTGTTATGGCTATTACTAAAGAATTAATTGTTGACCGCATCGAAGTGCTTGAAAACGGTGTCATTCAAGTACGCACCAAGACCGCTATCATGGAAGATGGCAAGCAGATCAGCAGCACATTCCATCGTCACGTTGTCGCTCCTGGCGATGACTACAGCAAGCAGGACGCCCGTGTAAAGGCCATCTGTGCAGCAACGCATACGGCGGCTGTGGTTGCGGCTTACAAAACTGCACAGGCTACTGCCAAACCATGATCCGCACCGCCAAAGGCCCAATCCTGCTGTACATGAAAGCCTGTGGCTTCCAGGGCTGGACTAGCTTTTGGAATATGATTTACATGGCCCCCGGCTTTGAGCAACACGATGCGCTTATCAGGCACGAAATGATGCACTTGGAGCAGATGCGGCGAGATGGCAAGGTGCTGTACGCCATTAAGTACACCTGGTGGATGCTGCGCTACGGTTATAGAATGAATCCTTACGAAGTCGAGGCACGAGCCGCTGAATAAACTTGAAAGACAAAAATGGCTAACGAACAATCCGCATTTTTTCCAAACGGCCCAACCGTTGTTGTTACCGCTAACTCAAGCGCTCCAACAGCCGCGCAGATTCTGCCGACTTTTACGGCAGTCACACCGCCCACTAACCAGTACCGAGTGGTCAACGTGGGGTCGGTAACGGCCTTCTTAGGTGTCGGCGCAACGGCTGCAATTGCAACCACCAACTCCGCAGCAGTCACCACCACGGGCAACGCCGTCCCGATTGTGGCTGGCGCTGTGGAAGTGTTTAATTTTCCGCCAACCTCATTCTTTACCGCAACAGCGGCATCGTCCACGACTCTTTACATCACTCCTGGACAGGGACTATAATGTTTGTACTGGCCCAATGACCAGGGAATCTTAGGATTCAAAAATGTCAGACGTAGAGCAAGTAGCGGAATTAGCCCCCGCGCCGGAACTGGAAACCACGGCGGTTACTCCAGAACCTGTAGTTGAAACGCCGGAAGTAGCAGCTAAGACATTCTCGCAAGAGGAACTTGACGCAGCTATTGGTAAACGCCTCGCAAGAGAGCAGCGAAAGTGGGAACGAGAGCGACAGCCTGCGCCAGCAGTGGCAGTGGACTTGCCTCCGCAAGATCAGTTTGAGTCGGTCGATGCTTACGCAGAGGCCAAGGCTTACAAGCTGATTGAGCAGCGGGAACTCCAGAAACAACAAGCTGAAATTCTTGATGGGTATCACGAGCGTGAAGAAACGGCTAGGTCTAAGTACAGCGACTTTGAACAAGTTGCCTACAACCCCAGCCTCAAGATTACGACCGTGATGGCACAGACGATTCAATCGTCGGACATTGGGCCTGACTTGGTTTATCACCTTGGCTCAAATCCGAAAGAGGCAGATCGTATTTCTCGACTAGCGCCTATTTTGCAGGCTAAAGAGATTGGACGACTTGAGGCTAGGTTAGCCGAGAACCCCGTCCAAAAGCGTACTTCTGGTGCGCCTGAGCCAATTTCACCAGTCACCGCCAGAGGGGTGGGTTCTGGGTCTTTTGACACAACTGATCCACGGTCTATCAAGACCATGAGTACCAGCCAGTGGATTGAGGCCGACAGAGCGCGACAAATGAAAGCGTTGCAGGCGCGTAAGTTTTAATTTATTTTCTAAGGAAAAATCGTGGCTAACAGTATTCTTACCATTGACATGATTACTCGGAAGGCTCTTGAGATTCTTGAGAACAACCTAGTAATTACCCGCAACGTGAACCGACAGTACGACGACAGCTTTGCTGTGAGTGGTGCAAAAATTGGTTCTACCCTGCGTATTCGCCTGCCTGACCGGGCACTGGTGACTGACGGCGCAGCCCTGCAAGTGCAGGACGATGCCGAGCAAAGCACCACGCTGACGGTTTCTACCCAAAAGCACATTGGTGTGAACTTCACCACCGCCGAGTTAACTTTGTCGTTGGACGACTTTGCAGACCGGGTTCTCAAACCCCGTATCTCTCAGTTGGCCTCCAGCATTGACGCTGACGTTGCTAATGCTTACAAAGCCATTTTCAACACCGTTGGAACTCCTGGCACTGCTCCCGCTACCGCTTTGGTTCTGTTGCAAGCGCAGCAGAAACTCAACGAATCGGCTGCTGGTATGGCTCCACGCTACGCTACCGTCAACCCTGCTGCTAACGCTGGTTTGGTCAACGGCCTGTCTGGTTTCTTTAATCCCACCGACACCATCAGCAAGCAGTTTAAGAACGGCATGATGGGTACTGGCGTGTTGGGCTTTGACGA